AAAAGTTGTCATCCTGCCTACTAGTGATTCGATTTTGCCTTTATATAGTCTAGGGGCTGCAATACTATAACTCATTTGTACTTTAGTTATATCTGACTTAGGTCTAGTCATATTTTCAGCTAACTCCCATTTTAATAACTTTTCATGACCAATAACTTTAGCGCCACAGTATAAAACTTCAATAGCTCTTGATGACTTTGCAAACCTATCATTACCTTCTACAGTAAAGTCACCTGGTTTTTTTATTGCTTTATCAGCACCACTTGCTGTTCTTTTTACTTTATACGTTTGGTTTTTAAATGTCTTGTATTCAAAGTATAATACATCAACATTACCTTCTTGCTGTTCAGATGTATAATACCTGTTTCTTTTGTGTGTTGTTTGACCTAACTGCTCTACTTTTTCTAAATCTTCTTGAGATATGTTAGGAAACTGTTTTTTAAGTTCGGGTATTGATACTCTTCTCACCTCACCAACATAATATAAATCATCAAAATAAGGTGACTCTGTATAAGAGTATACAATATCAGATGGATCTACGTATTCTATTTTAATACCTTCAGCTGTATTAAAGCTATTTTTAACACAACCTATACCCAACACTGTTAAGTCATAATCAACTCTTTTCTTTAAATTATCATATTTATTTAAATCAAATAAATTTGACAATGCTTCTTCGTGAGCTATCTCTATAGACTGTTTGTAGTTTAACTGCATGTGAACCGATAGCTCTTCGTCATTAGCAGGTAGTTCTTCAGGGTTATTTTTAAACATATCTACACCAGTGTTATCTAGTAAAGTTTGCTTAAAATCTTTAGTCTTCATGTCCTCAACAACACTTTTAATATAATCAGTTCTTTCTTGTAATGAAGATGGGTCTTGTGAGTATGAGTTTAACTTATATACTCTCTCACCAATGCCATTAACTACTATATCTACAAATTTTGGAATTATTGGCACTGGTTTCCAGTCTAAGTTGAGATAAGATAAATCACCATTAATAGATAATTCATCTTTATATTTTTGTATTGATTGCTCTCCTCGAGCATATAATCTAAGTTTGTGAAAATTGTCACGCAGTGTATAATATTTTGCGTTATGTGAATCTTTTTTAAACCATTCTGACTCTATGGAATTTGCAACTTGCATACCATATTCTAAACTACCTTTTTCTGCGTCAGAAACAGCTTGACTAGGAAAATACGTTTTTGGTTGTTTCTTTACCATTTTTATTATATTATTTTTGATCTTGTTCCACTATTTGCATATCTTGCAAAACTTATATTTACTTTTTGTTTTTCTACTTTAGCGTTTGGTGTATACAAATGTCTATTGCATGCCATTATAGCTAACCCACTACTAATAGTTGCATCAAATTTTGTTCTTTTATTTATATCAAACTTAGACCAATCGTTTAATGTTCTATTAAAATACATATTTCCATATGTATTATCTGTTTTTAAACCCACATGCTCTTGTATGTACATTTCAATAGCAGCAGCATGCGCTTGTTTAATATCCTCGCTAGTATTTGGTATACCACCTATTTCCTTTTCAGTAACTGATAATTTATTCCATGTTTTATCAGGCCTGTTCATTGAATAACCTCTGTAACCCCTGCGTTTTAAATGATATAATAATCTAGGTTTATTATTTTCCGCAAGTATTGGCATGCCATAAAATACTAACGCCATTAAAACATCTTCAAAAAACATTTCAGCCGTTGCTGGTCTAGCCACGTATTCTAAGAAAAACTGACTAAGCGGCGCGTCTTCCATGCTAAATTTTGTTAAACCATGTAAAGCGCCTTTTGAACCTTTACCATCCACAGTTCCTGATATATCATAACTATCACAACCAAAAGCGCCCATGTGTTCATTGCCAGGGCATTTAACACCATTGTTGTTTACCACGTTATTTTGTAGCCTAGCTGGTGGTACCCAAGATACATTAAATCTACCTTTTTGATCAGGGTAAAACATTACTTGTGTATCCTTTACGCCATTAACCCATTGAAAATTACCAGTAGATACACCTTGGTTTGTTTCTTCGTTGTAATCTATTTGGTCGTATATTCTCGCTAAGTTAAATATACTATTTTTAGTTTCATCTCTAAACGCATGTTCTTCAGTTCTAGGAAACTGACGATAAAACTCGTTTAAGCCATCTTGGTCGTTTTTAAGCCCTTCAGCTTCGTTTTGCCAGTGCTCAATAACACCCGTGTCAATGACATCGCCATGTGGACCAATTGCTTCTTTCTCTGGATTTTCAAAGACAGGTATTCCATGTTCATCAATGAAACCTTCATAATTCCACTCCATTGGTATAAAGAAAGAATAAAGACCCGAATTAGTTTGGCCATTTC